TTGATCTAAAATGTCATCTAAAAATTCATCATGAACTTCTATCTTAGTATGATATGGACCTGGCTCAGATGCTATGATATCATCAGCTTCTTTCATAATTGTTTTTTTATTTAAATCTTTACCACTATAATTTTTAGTAGTTTCATAAGCTTCTTTTACAGAACCTTTAGGATGTGAAAAAGATTTAGTTGTAGGATTGTATATTTGTGTTGTTGCAGTATTTATCCTCCAATTTGGTTTGTTGTTTGCAATTATTTTTTCTACAAGATAAGCAGCTTCTTCTGAGCCACCTCCAGGAACATACACACCATCTTGGTAAGTTAAGTCAGTCCAATTATCTCTTACGTCATCTGCATCTAGCTTACCTGTTTGTAGACCATCTCGCCTTGACTTGCTGTTTTTTCTAGTCCAATCATCTAAAATCTTTTTACCTTTTTTACTTAAAGCTTTAAATTGAACATTGGCCCAAGTACCACCTGACCATCCTTCATCTATGTATTCATAATCCGCATCTCCTCTTACTTGAATTTCAATATCGTCTAATTTTTTAGTTGCTCCTTTAAGAACACCTCCTAGTCCGAGCCATTTTAATCCCGCTGCTAAACCACTAGCACCAACTAAAGACATAAAATCTCTACGACTTTGTCCAGAATCACTTATTTTATCTTCTACTAATTTATTTAAAGTTTTTCCATCTTTTACTTTACCCATTGCTTTACTAGCTTTACTTAATAAAAGTTGTCCTGCCTTAAATGCGCCACCGGTTGGTACTGCTATTTCAGTTCCAAGACCTAAAATTCCTCCAACTGTTTGAGCATCCTTCGGTCTTTTTTCTCCCATGCCTTCAACCAAGGAGGTTAGTCCAAGATTCTCGGACCATGAACCGGGAGTAATATTTTCTATTGCCTCCGTAAACATTTCTTTATTCGGTTTTTCCCGAAGCAATTTACTTCCTAATTCGCCTGCTGCTAAAGGAAATTTAGATAAAGTTTCAGCAGAATTAACCAGTCCTTGTAAACCTTTGCCAGAGTAATAAGGAACGTTACGCACATCTACCATATCACCGACTCTGCTCATAATTCCTTCACCATCTTTAAAACCAATTCTTCCGCCTTGGGCTTTTTCAGGGACAAAACTAAAAAAACCATCAATTTCAATTTGTTGAATCTCAGTTAATTCATCATAAGGTTTTGAAAATATATTCATTGCAAAACTATCTTTTGTAGCTGGTGGTCCATCATCAACTGGTCCACCATTGTCATAACCAATTCTTCCGCCTTTAGCTTTCCCTGGTCCATGTTCCATATAATCCTTCCATCCTAATCCCTTTGGACCATGCATATAGTCATCTAAAGTAATTACACCTTTTCGATCGTAACCGGCCTTATAAAAATAATCTCTCATCCATGCTTGACTCGGAGTGTCTCCTTCTGCAAGACCTATTCTGCCGCCTTGGGCTTGTCCTGGTCTTGGAAAATATTTTTTTGCAAAGTCTTGTATACTCATATTTCCAAATTTCTCTGGATCTATTTCTTTTACTTCATAATATTTATCTTGAACCATTTTCCAGTAGTCTTTATAGCCTGCACCACCTCCACCATTGTACCCGGATCGCGGTTCGCCGAGCATGCCTGCTATGCCGAATCCTTTTTTTGCCATTATATATCCCTGCTTTTTTTTGGAAGTGCTTTGTCAATGCTTCCGCCATCTGCTTTAAGATGAGGCGGTTTTTTAGGAAAAGGAATAACGTTAGATTTTCTTAGACTTGGAGGCTTTAGACCTGAAGGCGTAGGTACTTTTGTATGTTTCCCTGTTTTTAAAGCATCTCCTAATGTTTTTGGTTTTTTAGGAACAATTTCTGGTTTAAATCTATTAAATTGTTTAGGAATAGTTGTGGATTTAAATCCTTCTCCAGGTTTATTCAGTCCTTCACGAACTTTTTTAACTACATCAGACGTTTTTGGTTTATGAGCTTTTTGTTTAAGAAGTCGGATTGTATTAGCCAGCCACTTACTATCGGCCGCAGTTTTTATAATGCGTCTACCAAATGTTTTATAAAATAAGTCTAAAGCTGTTTTAGCAAATCCCATTAGTAATATACCCTATTTACCCCTTCACGTTTTTTGTCGACATAATCTTCAGGGTGTGCGACAAAACCACCTTGTCTAAAACGCATTACCGCCTGAGTCATGCTGTCGACTAAATCGTCATGATCTCCGTGCGGAAACGCTGCACACTCTTCAATAACTTCCTCTGAAAACTTTTGTTCAGGAGCCCAAATCATTCCGGACTCAAATAAAGGCGCTACTGAATTTACTCTAACATGTTTATCATTTCCTCTGCTCGGTGTAAAGTTCGTTACTGGGATATCCATCTTTCTAAGCTCATGAGTAAGCGGCAAACCTGAAGCTTTTGCTTCAACCAGAACTGTTTCCGGTTCCCAATATTTATAGAGCTGTAAAGCCTTTCTCCGAAGTTCTGGAAACTCATATCGATCTTTTACAGCGTCTAAAAGAAGTAATTGCGCTCCTTTGTCTTCAGAAGGGAAAAATATGCCCCAAGTCGTGATGGCAGAATAGTCCGCAGTCTCTGATTTCAAAAAAGCAGTGTCATAACTTTGAATAACATGTTGTAGAGGCGGAATTGTGTCCGATTTCCATTTTCGCCACCATTCACGTTTAATGATTGCCCCTTCTTCACTCGTTGGGTGCTGCATCCACTGCGCATTCCACTTTTGGACTGGTAATGTTGCTTTTACCTTCTCTAATTCTTCTTGATTCCAGTATTCTGGCCAAACCGGTGCTCCGTGGTCCATGATTGCCGGAAATTCGACCACTTCCCACTGATCGCCTTTCACTTCTTTTTGATTCTTTAATAACATTGCAGTTAAATCTTTTGTGGACCAACGAGTCATAACACAAACAATCTTGCCACCCGGTTGAAGTCTTTGACGAGGACCTGATGTGTACCATTCATAAGCATTCTCTAATGCAGATGGCGATAGTGCATCTTGTTCCGAGTGTGGATCATCAATAATCAGTAAATCCGCACCACGGCCCGTGATCGCTCCGCCAACACCAGCTGCAAAGTATTCTCCACCCTGAGCAGTCTCCCAACGTCCTGCAGCTTTAGAATCTTCCATTAATCTTGTATCAAAAATTTTGTGATATTCTTCGCTATCAATTAAGTGCTTGGCTTTTCGACCAAACTTAATAGCCAATTCTCCTGTGTGCGTGGCTTGAATGATTTTTAATTTCGGATTACGGCCCACCATCCACGATGGCAGCAAAAAAGACGCAAATTCTGATTTTGTGTGTCTTGGAGGCATATTCACGATTAAACGTGAAATTTTACCATTTGCCAGATCATTAAATTTCTTTGCAATATGGCGATGATGTGCACCTTCAATAAAATCGGGCCAAACGCACTTAACAAAGCTTAAAAAGTCGTTTTTTGCCTTATTTTGTATCTTCTTTTCAGCATGCTGAACTTGCAGTTGTTTAAAATGTTTTCTAACGTCTGAAGGAAGTTGGCTAATATCTACATTATTTAAATTCATACAAAATTTTTTAAAATTTTTTCGCACTCTCAATGAATGTGAAGAAGTTTTTAACACGATTGACACTGTAAATCAATGTATAAAGGGAAAGATTTTGGGACCCCTTTAAAAAAAATGGGGTATGGGGTGTGCTGTCTTGTCGCGTTTGAGATCCGTTCTGGGTCCTACCTCGTGAGCCCGGCGAAGCCGGGCGAAAAATTTGCTGCGACATTTTGTCGCACCTACTATATGTTGCGTACAACTTATAGTTGTATACAATATGTCGTACCCCCGAAGGGGGTGCGACATATTGACGCATTGACAACTATTTACTTGACACGAAATAATCAACAGCTTTTTGTGCTTGTGCAAATGCTGTTGCGATTAAAGTGTAATCTTGTTTTAATGCTTTGATCCAACTGTTTAAATACTTCGAGTGATTATCTCTTACAGTTTTTTCAATGTTGAATTCATGACCTAATAATATACTTCCAATTTCTGCAACCAATTCTTCAAATGCATATTCAGTAGTATGTGAACCAAACTTATTTAAGTTTGTTTTAATTCTATTAGTCCGTGATTCATGTCCAGTTGAATGTGTTAGTTCATGAAACAAAGTAGAATAATAGTGAACTGTTGCATTAGATTCTTTAGTGTCTTTGAAGTTGGTTTTATATTCCATGTTGATATAATCTTTTTTAGGACTATAAAAACAACCTTTGTTTTCATCATGTTTTAATTCAACCTTTGTAGCTTTTACAAAGTCATCAATTAATTTAATTGAGTATTGTTTACCAGTTTTAAAAACTGGAAGTTTATATTCACCCTCAATAAATTTAACATTGTAAACTCTAGAATATAAACAAAAAGAACTTACAACAACTTGTTTACCTTTAAATCTTTTTGATTCTTCTGTGATGTTTTTCCAAAAAGTAATTGGAAGTGAAGGTGAACCTTTAACAACTTTGCATTTTAAAGTTTTCCATTGTTTTTCAGTTGCATAGATTGCATGAGCATATTTATTTTTATCAGTATCAAACATTGTAAGAAATAAATTTGAACCTTTATAATAATTACCTGTTAAAGCATTTTTACCTATTCCAGTTTTTCTTTTAAATGGGCTGTCCCATTTTTGCTTGCTTTTTGGGTTTTTTAATTGGGCTTGCATAGATGCAATTATTTTTTCCGCTGTTGGTTTAATTGCTATGTCTGTGACTTTATTTATTTTCATTTTTCTCCTTTATTTTTATAATGCCATTATATCAGATAGTTAGTGATTTGACCATATGCCAAATTGTCGCAGGGCGACACAACCTGTAATTGTGCTTGTAATATTCTGTAACATTTTGTGATTTGTAATTTACTATGACTATGATAATATGTGACATTATGTTAAAACAAATAAAACAAATAAATGAAACATTAAAAATAGGTGATAAATTCACTATTTATTATGCACCTACATTTACAAAAGATGGTCAAGATCAAACTTCAATTTATGATCCACACCAATACGAAGTGAATGTACGTTCTGCAATTTGGACAAAAGATTGTAAGATAAATAGAACAGGATCATTGACCTATTTTGATGTTGAAAAAAATGCTTATAGAACGGCAATTCAAACATTACAATCTATAAGAATTTATATTAATAAAACTATGTATGTTTGGAAGGAGAGTAAATAATATGTCAAATAATAAAGTATGGTTAGTAATTGAAAAAACTACTTATGGTGAAAATAGTCATGGTTATTCAATTACAAAAACAGCAAATACGATTGAAAAAGCAGTTAGTTATAAAGTACATCTTGACGCATTAAATGACAGCAAGAATAAAAGTTATTTTTTAGCTAGTGATGTTGATACTGTGTTAGAGAATGTAGCACATCATCACAATAAAGCAGTTGAAAACGGGAGTTATTACAAAAACCACCCAGAAGTAAAATTGCCAGAAGAAGCAATTTAGTCAATAAGACATAATGACCCTGCGACAATTTGTCGCAGGGTTTTTTTATGTTAATTTTCCAAAATAACCTCCAATCTTCAAGCTACAGGGTTCAAGCTCCAAGCTACTTGATTAAGACCATCTTCTTACAATCCTCATCAGTTTCAACTGAACGAACATTATAAATCTTATAACCATCACCTTCAACTTCATAAGATTCCAAAGCCACTTTGTAGTCATCAGGGAATTTTTTCAATTCCCTGATTATATCTTTTACCCTTAACGACATCTTACTTCTTCGGTTTAGGTAAAGCTGGAAGTTTTTGTTCCCAAGACACTCCAACAAATTGAAACAAGTTATCCAATGATGATTTTAAATCATCAGATACAGACGCTTCAGCAACCAAGTCTTTAGCTTTAGTTTGCAACGCTTTAAGGTACGATAAACGCTTACCTTGTTCAGTTGTTTCAGCAAATTGTTCTGCTTGTTTTTCTGCCCATTTTTCTAGCTGACTAATACAATCCTTGACCGAGATACTATTCTTCTCATCTCTATCAAATTTGTATTCTTTAGCTTTACTATAAGACACAATACTTGATGCCTTATTATTGAAAAAAGTATAAGCAAGTCTTGATGCCTCCCTTTTCTCATCTTCAGCTTTTTCCAGTCTTGCTATGACCTTATCTGCACCTATTGACTTTGAAAAAGACTTAGTACCCTTATCAAGTATTTTATTTACAGTAGTCTTAATCTTCAGTTCTTCACGTTCTATTTCAGGTTCTAACTTCGTTTCAATCTTCTTTTGGAAGTGTTCTCGCTGATATAGTTTTAGCTCATTTGCTTTTGCCATATTGTTTTCTCCATTTCTGTCATATATTATATATGATATGAACTCAAAAGTCAATGGACAAATTGACACAGGGCTGCGACATATTGACGCAGCGACAATTTAGTTCTTGACAGGTTTCTTGTAATATTTGGTAATATTATGTGATTTGATTTCCACGACCAATATGATATTATATGATTATGTTAAACAAAAAAATAAAACATAAAAAATACGAGGCTGAAGTCGTGAGACGAAAGCAAGGAATTGAGGACGCAAGGGACGAGAGAGAATTGCGTGAATCTCAAGACCAAAGGCAAAACAGTTTTGTAGAGAATTTTGAATCTGGTGAATTAGTTCACTAGCTTTCAATAGGGACAACTTCTGGTTGTGTTGAACACTGGCTTTAGCCTTGCTATCGGCACACCAGAACTGATCCCTGATCTCTATTACTGGTGATGTCTATAGAACATCTATTGGGAAGAGGGATCTGGGATCAGGTGCGAATTCCAGGTTGATCTCTGGTAATCTCGGTAATGATGTTTGCTTCGCCCGAGGCACCTGACCAAAGGTGATACAGCAATCCTGTTACAAAGTTAAATCTTTGGCTAAAACACTGGACTTGTAAGTTGTGAACTTATTGGCACTGACTAGCGCCAACCGAATATGTCGAGTTTAAGCTGGTCAAAGCCTCAAGCCTCAAGCGCCTGCGACATATTGTCGCGCGTCATATTCCTTCTTGACACGAATTGCCATAATGTTGCCATAATTGTCATGTATAATATATGATAACAAAAGGATAGAAATGGATACAACACAACTAAAAAGAATAGCGGATGCAATAGAAGAGATCTTGCGTCTTGTTAAAAAAGATATGGAACCACGAACCAAAAAAGAAAGCAAATAATATGGGCTATACAAACTATTGGCACCAACACAATGACTTCACCGATACGGAGTGGAGTCAAATCAAGCAAGAGTATGAGTACATTAAGGAAGCCTGCGAAACCATTATTGTTGATCAATCAGAAAATAAAGATGAAATAATATTTAATGGTATGGCAATTAAAGGTCTAGATCATGAAACATTTGTCCTTAATAAAAATACAAAGACTAAAAAAGATTATAAAGAGCAAGACCTATCTTTTAATTTTTGTAAGACAGCAATGAAGCCTTACGATCTGGCGGTGTGGCATTTACTCTGTTTTGTACAGAGGATCTGTCCAGACTTTTCAATATCGAGGGATCGATGACAAAGGACAATCAATTGGATAATCCTCACTCTGGGGCCGCGACAGCGGCCCCAGTAAACGTGCGACATTTTGTCGCGCGTCAATATGACATATTGACAAAGGCCTCAAGCGCCAAGCCACAAGCCACAAGCAGGCGCCATAATGTTGCCATAATTATAATGTATAATATATGACATGCTAAAAAAAGAAGCTCATAAAATCACTGGTGGTTTAAGCAAACCATCCAAGATGCCTGGGCCGGCGTATAATCTGCCGGCCATCAGGTGCAAAACTGGGTCTAAGCTTAGAAAAATAAAAAATTCTGTATGCTCTGGCTGTTATGCATTAAAGGGGCGTTATGTCTTCCGGAATGTTCAAAATGCTTTAGAGAAGAGATATCAGAGCCTGGACCACGTGCAATGGACCGAGGCCATGACCGTATTGGTTAAGGACCATCCCTGGTTTAGATGGCATGATTCAGGCGATGTTAGAGATCTAGATCATTTACACAAAATTTTTAAAGTATGTACAGAGACACCGCAAACTAAACACTGGCTCCCGACTCGTGAACCATGGGTACAAAAAATAGAAAAAGAAAAAATTCCAAAAAATTTATGTATCAGAGTATCAGGGGCCATGATCGATGGGCCCAGCTCCAAGGCATGGCCATGGACAAGTACTGTCTCAACGAAGAGCAGGAGCTGCCCCGCCGCGGATCAAGGCAATGAATGCAAAGATTGTCGACAATGCTGGGATAGGGACACAAAAAATATTACATATGGTAAACACTAGTTCTCCTAGACGTGCGGCAAATTGCCGCACGTCAATATGTCCTATTGACAAAAGCTCCAAGCTCCAAGCTCCAAGCTCCAAGCTGCGACGTTATGTCACATTGACACAAGATGTAGGGGTGCGACGATATGTCATATTGACAGAAGCTCCAAGCAACAAGCTTCAAGCCCCAAGCAGCAAGCTTCAAGCTCCAAGCCATCCCTGACCAGTTCCCTGATCCGTGAACCACGGTACATGGATATTGGAAAAGTTTTAGAAGCTCGAGGACCGAGGGCCTCGGCTATGATAAATGTGTTGTGTGGATGCTTCACGTGGAACGCAATTTGGTGTGGTGAAAATTTTAATTTTTTACCTTTTGTAACTTTTAACTCTACTGTGAAAAAGTGGCCAGAACTATTATAGCCCAATAGATCAGGAGTACCAAGAGAGCTAAGGTTTTCAATCCTAATCCATGAAATTCCCTTAGATTTTTTACGAAGTTTTTGATATAATTTTGCCTCTGGACCCATGTCTTTATCGAGGTTACAACCCCGTTCATTAGTAGGTGTTTTTAAGCTTAGGAGGAATAATAAAATTCTTTTTAGTTTCGCTTTTTAATACTAATCGATGCGCAGTACCACTGTGACCTATAAGAGGAGTAGAATGCTCATGAACTTCCATTCGTTTTATCTCTTCCAAGTAACCATCTTTCTCTACCATAACAATAGCATTAGAAATAGCATTTCCCTGACGACTACCATCTGATTTTGCTTCAGTAAATTTAGATAAATATTGTTGTAAATCTTTTACTCTCATAATCCGGCTGTTCTAAACTTATCTTCGTGTCTCTTAATATAGTCACTTATCTGACCAGATAATTTTTTATTATCTTCCTCAACTTCGGTAAGTCTTGTTTGAAGTTTTCCATTTAATTCTTGATGAAGTTTATTAATTTCTCGCGCCTCTTTTAATTTAACTTCCAATGCCCGCATTTCAGGTGAGTTATTACCAATTCCTTTAATAATTGTATTTTCACCTTCAGCTTCTTCAGCTCTCTTTTTTAATTTTTTATTTTCCCTTTGAAATTTATCATTAATATCAAGAGCAATAGATAATGACTTTTCCAATTCTTCAACTCTTCTGGTTAAATCTAATTCTCCCCTATCTTCCTTTATAGCTGCCATAATACAAACTTCTTCTTTCACTTTCTTATAATATGTTTTCTTAATGCTCTAACTAATCTTTCAATATTATCTATAATATCAATTAGAGTTTGACTTTTAATGAAATGCTCTTCACGTTTTATTTCATCATACTCTTTAAGAGGTATAGTAACAGTACGTTTAGATACTGCCGATTCATCCTCATAAGTAGCTTGTTCTGCTACTTCTTTACTATCTTCTAAATTATCTTTCATTATTGACATTTTATAATAGTTACCTTAAAATGTCAACATGGGAGTTCCAAAAAGATTAACAGAAATGCAAAAGAGATTCGCCGAATTTATAATATTCGGTGGAGCTGATGGGCCTGTATCACAAGGAGAGGCAGCTAAACTAGCTGGTTATAGCCACAAGAGGTGTAGACAAGAAGGGTCTGAGCTTATGAATCCTAGACTATCCCCACTAGTCGTAAGATATATAGGGCAATTAAGAGAAGAGAGACTTAGAAAACATGCTGTTACTTATGATGGTCATGTAGCTGAACTAGATAGAATTAAAAATCTAGCATTGAAGAAGGGTTCATTTTCTTCTGCAGTAAACGCTGAAACCAATCGTGGCAAGGCAGCAGGACTATACATAGAACGCAAAATAATAAAAACAGGTAAACTAGAGGACCTAACAGAAGAACAACTAGAAGCAAAAATGAAACAAATTTTAGACGACTACGAGCCTCTTCTAAATGCAAAGCAGATTGAAGGGGAAGTGATTGAATCACCTAAAGCCTCACCATCTTCTTCACACAAGCCAAAGGAATCATCGTCCGATCCCCAAAAGTCAAAGAGCCGTCCTCCTCCCGATCATAAGAAGCAAATAATTTAACAGCATATCTATCTTTATTATATAACCAGCCTTCATTAACAGGCGAGGCTAACTTCATTTTATTAAATGTCTTATCATCAGCCCAACCACTGTCGCTTAAAATATCAATCCACTCTACTCTTACCTTTGCGTAAGGAATGTTGTCTGGTTGAGTAGTGGCCACGATTCTTCTCTTCACTCTTGGTCTTCTTTTTTTGGGTTTTCTTCTGGGCATAATAGTATCTAGGGTTGTGTCTCCGATTGAATATATCTATAAATCTCTCCATTGTAAATCTTGTATATAGGGATGTGAGAGCATAGATAGGTTATTAAAACACATAATAGTTTGCTTACCCCCCTAGAGACTGACATATTGACAGATTCTAAAAAATGAAATGTCACACAATATGTCACTATTTTGGTTAAATTCATATTGATTTTACTATCTTTTTTATCTTTCTGACAGTATGACAGATTATTTTGATTTGAAAAAAAAAAAATAAAATCATTTATTTCTGTGAGATTACTATATGTAGAGATCTGTCTTTCTTTTGCCATATTTCTGCCTTATTTTAGCCACATTTGATTGAATTAGCCCAATTGCTTGGGCTAATTGGTGACGTCAGCAAGATGGATGAAAACTGATCGCATGAAGCGATCAAGGGAATCAGAGACATCCTGCTGACTTGGGTCAAGAACTCACCAATCCTTGTTAGATATTCCCTGTCCCTAACTGTAAAATCTGTTAACATTTAATAGGTTCTAGCTCCTCTTGTAATTTTTCTGATACTGTTTGTAACTTCTTCATCTCCCATTTGGTAATAATATCACTAATCTGTTGAAAAGGATAGTTGCGTGCCACCATGTCGTTCCGGTATGCTTTAATCTCTTTTAATAGTTCTTTTGTTTCTTTGTTCATATATTTTTATAATGGGTGCCATTGTGATGTATTCAAAATAGGGGTTAGAAACTCACCACAATGGCTTAGAGCCCCATCGGCCCCCGATAACATCAGTTTCGCCCCAACTGTTAACTCGGTTTATCTTTTTCAAATTCCTCCAAAAGCTTATTAGGGTCTATTTTTGCCCGTTCCTTCTCGTCTCTTCCTAACTGATGATACATGTCTAATCTGCCTAGCCATCTGTGCTTCCACAGCTTTAACATAGCATCCTGAAACTTGAATTCTTGGTAATATAGGTCAGGAGTGCATATCATTATAATACCCTGTCTAATCTTGGATCCATAGACTGCATCATGAGCCATGCAGTATGCAGCAATTTGCATATAATAATCGCTTACCCACTCTTCTCTCTTTGGTCTATTAGATTGTTTAAAGTCTACAATAGTCTCAAGACCATTGTGCATACAAACAAGATCAGTAGAGCCAGCGTAAAGGCCAGGATAATGCAACATAACTTCTGAACCATAGTATTCCGAAATAGGGGTAAGACCCTTTTCCATAATTTTTTTGGCCATGGGCTTCGCCTGGCATCCGATCTCTGTAAGATCATCGTAGCCAATACCTTGAATATGAGACTCCAAGAATTTGTGCATGGAAGTCCCCCGCTTTGATGATAGATTCGTAATTCTTTCTGCTTCTTCATTTCCAACTTTAGCTTTCCAATCTTTTAAAAATTGTTGATTTTTTGTAGCACCTAATACCGTAGTCACAGATGGAAGTCTAGTTCCTATGATGTCATAAACCCTGGTCCCTGTTTCGTGATCCGTGATCTGTTTTCCTTGTATATAGTTGTATTTATTAGATTTTTTCATTCTTTAAATTTTTGTCCTTATCTCTCATTAATCCTTTATGTACTTCATCTATATTAGACCAAGTAATCTCTGAGTATCGTTTACGATACTTATCATTTGAAACTCTAGACTTTCCATCCCATTGTGGTTTATTTTTTTGGGTCATAGAGTTTATATTTTAATGTGAGTTCTTCTCCTTCTTCAATATCTTCAATAACCACAATATTCCATCTATCAAATCCAGGTCTGATTCTAACTTGAGATCGTTCACAGTTTGGTTTTTCCGAATGGTTTATAAATCCTCCTAAAGGAGTTCTAATATATTCCCCATCAATTCTATAATGAGATATACCTAAAGCGGTCCCTGCAACTAATCTTCGAGTTGTGAATAATCCCTGACCCGCGATCCGTGAGCCGGCGACCGTAAGTCCTGCAGGAAGAGGATTGTAATTTTTTAGTTTATCTAGATCGTAAAATTCTTCTAAATCTTTATCATTCATCATATTCGTTTACCATTCAAGATACTATGAACAACGTATCTTCCTTTTTTGTTTTCATAAGACATAAACCCTGTCCATTTTGGGTTTGGTGTTACTAGAGATTTTAATAATTTTTTAAAAGACATCGCTTCTTTTTCTTCTTCAGGTTTACCATCTTCGGTAACTTTAAATTTATATCTCATAATACCACCAACATGTAGATAGCCAGGAGAGTCATGAGTCCTAAAAAAGAAAATACCACTATAAATACTGGTTTCATTGATTCCCCAGGTGATTGACAATTTTTTTAGACCAAAATAATAAATTTTTATTATTATATTTATTTTTCATCAGGTTAGCCATATAACAAACAAACTGGATGTTTCCTCTAATATAATCCTTGTCGCTATTAATTCTGTCCACTGATATATTAGTTAAAACTTCTCCACATCCAAGAGTATAGGTCATTTTTTCTCCAGATATAGGACAGATAAGTCCTGTTTTTGCCTTCTGTTTCGTCCATTCCTTAAAGAATTTATCACTAGTCAATGAGACTTTTCTTCGTCCTCTATATCTATGACAATC